AAGTCTCCAAATCCAGTCATCTTGTTTCCTATTATATTTCTTTTTATCCTTAAACCGCTTAGGAGTAAAGTTTTTTAAAATTTGGGCTATGGGATTACGTTTACTTGAGTACGATTTTTTTGATTGATTTTGAGCCATCGTTATTAATCTCTACTTCAGCTTCAGTTTTTATACACTTGTAAGTGACTGTCTCACTGTACTGGCGTTCCGCTTCACGTTTTCCTCGGAGGCACATTCCCATCGACTCCTGAATACGGTGTTCCTTGATCTCAAAATTTACAAACATTAATAATGCGACTACTGTTTCCATTAGTGATTCATTCCATTCTTATAGTGAATCTCTCTATTAGCATCTTTTAATTTTTCAACATCTTCTAATAGTTTCTCAACTTGTTTTTGTAAAAATTCTATATTCACTTTGTTATGCATACCATCTTCAATGGCTTTGTTCAAACGATCCACGGACTTGTAAAGATCCTCGATCATCATAAATTGTTCCTGGTCAGCAGGCAAACTCCCCATTTGGCCCCGAGGCCACTTTATTCTGAACTCTGTATTCATATCCAGATCTTTAGACATAATTTCTAATTGAGTTGTGACACGATTTTGAGTCTCAATGATACCGAAATAAGCCCAGGTTCCGATTGCAACCATCGCAATTAACGAGGCAACCGTCTTCATAGGCATTTGTACTGCCGCTTCTTCTGATATTTTTAAAGGTTTATTTGACATTTTTTAATCTCGGGTCATTCATTATTATCACATCTGGATTATCTTTCAAATACTGCTTTTTAAGTACAGTCCAGTAGCTCACTTTAGGATCAAAATCCCTATCTCCATTGACAAAACTAGAAGAGGACATAACCCCTATCTTCATACACATATTAATTAATTCAGCAAATTCTTGAGGTGGCGGACTAATTCTGGGTACTCTCTTACATTCTTTAATAACTTCTAATTGAGTTTTAATCTTCATTTGCTTTTCTTGTTCAGCAATAAATTCATCCGTGCATGCTGTTCCGAGATACTTTCTGTATGTAAATCTCAACATTCTATCATCATCAGTTCCTTCATAATTATTACTAGGACTATTGTGATTGTAGTTATATTGATCATCTCTTTGTTCAATAGAAACATCAAAGCTTCCTTGAGCACACGTGTTTGTGCCGCTGTTTAGATATTCGTTTCGTGCTTGTGCTGTTGTTGAGAACAAAGCAAATAAAGCACTAACGATTAAGATCTTTAATATCGTATTCATGTTCTCTTACCTGATCTGCTAGTTGTCTATATAAATTTTCTGCCATTTCCCATGTTGCCTCTGCTGCTGAAAGTCTTGTTTGTATTCCGGTTACTTTTTCTTTCAGGTTTTTAATATCTCTATTTATTTCTGTAAGTGCAGTTTTATTTTCTTCAATTGTATCTGTTAGATTTAATACATATCTAATAGACGTAAATGTTCCGGCTAAGATAGCTGCTATAACAGGAACAATTACAATATTTTTTTTAAGCCACTCAAATTTACTTTGTTTAACTTTTTTAGCCATTGAACCCTACACATCCTGTAATTCCAACAAAAATAATAACTAAACATAATATGACTATTAACCAGTTCATAATTTTAATTTTGATCCTCGCTTGACGTTCCCTCATCTGTGCTCTTCTCGTCAACTCCTTCAGAGTTTTGAATCCTATCATCTTCACACTCACAGTTGTCATACTTACAGCCATCATGGAAAGCTGTTATTAATTTGTCATTCATATTAATTACAATTATTTTTATCTAAATCAATTGGTTTATCTTTATAAAACCATACCCATGAGGAAATTTTAGTTCCATCTTGTGTGTAGGTACATTTGTGCCCGACTGAGCAGGCGCTTAATGCAAAGAGTAATGCTAATACTAAGTAAAAATTCTTCATTGGCACATCTCGCATTCTTGTGTATCATCCACTACTACACCACCACCGCTACAGTTACATCCATCACATTTACAGCCCTCGTGATCAGCTTCCATGCAATGACATAAGTGTCCGCATTTCTTGCAGGTTTTTTGATCCATATTATTTTCCTAATTTATTATATTGTTCTACAATCCAGTTAGATATTTTTCTAAAGAATCTTTTAATTTTTATCATGTTTTTTATCCTCTATATCATAAAAGAACTTATCCGTATCGGCAGTTCTCCATTCACGGCTATCTTCAACACTCCATACCGTTTCTTGGACTTTCCAATCCGGTATTTCATCCCTTACTGTGAAAGAAGGAATGTGCCATAAAATTCTATTGTTTGGCTGAGCTGCATAATTACCATCTTCCAAGGCCATTATGTGAGCACACTTGTGCTCTTGCGGAACTTCAGAATGATCCGTATCTACTATATTACTATCTGGATGAGCCCAGTCAACTGTAAAAAGGTATGATCCGGGGTGCCATTTCCCGTCTTTTCCCCAGTATTTCCCCGCTACACTTAGTGCATCGAAGACAATAACAGAAGGATAGTAACTGAAACAATTCCAAAGCTCCAACTGGTCAAGTCTAGTCCTAGGAACTTCTTTGACATCAAACCCGTGTTGAAGAAACGCACTAATCGGTAAACGATAGTAGACACCACCATTTTCCATAATTGCGTGAAAGAGTAGAGACCGTCCTGGAATCGATGCAATGCCAAAAACCATGCAGTTTTCAGCTTCTCCTTTGTGTTTTTCGAGATCATAAAGATATTCACGTCTTATTTGACAATAAATAACGGGTATGTTTGCATTTAGATACGCCATCGAACATAAACCCTCTTATAGTGCTGCGATTATTAATATAACAAGTACAACACCTGCGCCGATCACCATTTTTCTGTGATCTTTCCACATGTGTTCAATCGTTTCTTTTAGTAGTTGCATAGTTGCCTCCTATTTTATTTCGCCCCAGTTTTTACCAAACTCATAATCTACTTTGTTAGGAACTTCAAGTGTTACTGCACCCTCCATAATATCCTTTATTCTCTGCGCTTCTTTCTCAGATCCAATGGAAATATCCAATTCATCATGAACTTGTACATGAGGTATTATACCTTCTTTATGTAATTCAATCATTGCTTTTTTTGTCATATCTGCTGCAGATCCTTGTATTAATCTATTTAAAGCTTTGTATGTATAAGCTCTTCTAATCCCTGGTCCGTGCTCCGCGAGCGCTGCATCGTGAGGCAATGGCTTGTGGATACCGAACTGATTCGGTTCCCATAAATGGAACCTACAAAGTCGACCCAAAAGAGTTCTAACTTTACCGGCACCTTGAGCTCTGGCCATAACAGCATCCATAAGTTGTTTAACAAATGGAACTTTAGAATGATATTGTTTGAATAGAGATTCAGCTTGAAGTTTATTTACACCAAGTTCTGCTTGTAATTTATTTTTACCCATTCCATAAAATAATCCTAAGTTAATTGTCTTGGCTTGAGTTCTAGGAATGTCAGCCATATCAGCTACAATCTGGTGGAAATCTGCATCTCCTTCTAGATATGCATGTACTACTTCATCTACACCATATAAATTTTGTAATGATGCATAGTGTACAACTAATCTTGGTTCTTGTTGATTGTAATCAAAGCAACCCCAAGTATGATCTTGTTCCGGAATAAATAATGATCTGATCCGTGGTCCAAGGTCTTTGTTTCTTGCTGGTATCTGCTGTAAGTTTGGATTATTCATACTGAATCTTCCGGTTACAGTTCCACCACCCTCGGCTCTTAGTTGATTAATCTCTGCGTGGATTCTTCCTTTGTGTGAGTATTTTAATATTGTATCTATAAATGTAGTGTGAGCTTTATTGATCTCTCTGGCCTTAGCTATTTTTTGAACTACCGGATGTGAGTGATTAGCTAAAAAGTTTTTAGTAAAGGAAGGAGCTTCAGTTTTTAAAGTTCGTTCATAAGGAAGTTTAAGTTTGTCAAAAGCTTTAGCAATGGACCTTGCAGCCCATATCTGTACATCGACTCCTGTACTTATCAACACTTCATGAAGTAGTTTTTTCTCTTGTTCTACTAATGTTTTCTTTTCTTTCGCAGCTTGTTCTTGATTTACACGTACACCGAGAAACCTCATATCAACTAGAACGGGAAACAACTCTGTTTCCATATCGAATATAGATTGAATATCCTGATGTAAAATTTGCTTTTTCATTTCCTGCCACAACTCAAATGTGAGTTGGGCGTCACGCTCCGCGTAAGCACCAACGTACATGGCAGGGAGTTTATACATCTCTGCTTTAGCATCTACTCCCCATGACTTGGCTGCTTCATATAATGCTACTTCGTCTTTTCCTTTCCCTACGTAATCTCTGGATAAACTATTTAAATCATAACGTAATCTATTCTCATCAACTAAACTTGATGCAATCATTGTATCAACAACTTTTCCTCTAACTGTAATACCAATGGCTCTTAACCAACAGATGTCGTACATTGCATTGTGAAATATTTTTATAGAATCAGAATTCATTTGGTCCTGTAACCATTTTAAAACCATCTTACGATCCATATTCCCACCACCTTCGTGAGCTATTGGATAATAAGCACACCAATCATGCGTAGCTAAAGAAATTCCTACAACATCTCCTACGCCTACAACAGAACCAGAACCCATTCTTTCGTTTAGGTTAGGGTCTTTTGTTTCTAAGTCTATTGCAATTTCATCATATTTAGATAGGTCTGGAAAATCTGTAGGTGGGATCCATTCTGTTTGTGGTTTAAATAAAGGGACTTGCATTATTTATTCTCCCTCTTAAAACTAAATCCATGTGGAAGAGGAAGTTCGGTGTCATCACTATAATCTCTTTCTATTGCCATCTCACAATAATGAATTGCTTTTAATAAATCTTCTCTTTGTCCTTTTTGTTTATGTCTACATAAATATTTAATTGCATTGCCTTCGGCAAAAGGAATATTATT